GCAGTTTGATGACAGCGAAACCTACGAATATCGTGGCTTCCTGTTTTGCGAAGAACATTTTGACGAGGGGATAAAGCGAGTAGATGAGAAGCGGTCATTTGTAATGGAGGTTACTGAAAAATCTGTCCGCTCCCAAGCTGACGGCGAGTGGAGTAGAGGCGGGTATAAGACAATGCCAGTGGACGAGAGTGGCAGACCGATTACAAAAGTCAGAGAGCCGATGGTGCTTCAAGAATATGAGCGTGGAGAATTATAATTTTTTGGGAGGGCGAGAATGAATAGAGTAATTAAGTTTCGGTGTTGGGATGGTATCCGCAAGATATGGCACGAGTTTACTATCGGCAACTTGCTGAAGGGCAGTATTGGTCAGTATGGAGTTGATTCAATCAGTGCTGATTGGGACAAGATTTACCAATTCACGGGTTTAACCGACAAGAACGGCAAGGAAATCTACGAGGGGGATATTGTTGAACACGAGAAAAGGATACATACCATTGTCTTCAGTCGGTGTGGATTTACAATTGCTAACAAAAAAGGTTTATACCCAGCATCGCTACAATATCTACCAGTATTTGCTGATAAGATAGAAGTCATTGGCAACATCTACGAGAACCCCGAACTTTTAGCCCCCAAAGATAACATTAAATAGGAGGAAGAAATGACTAAAATGAACGAAACACCAGAACACAAAGCATTGAAGCGTGAAGCCCACCGGTTAGCCAACATTGTGTGGTATCTACCGGAGATCGGTGATGTGGACACTGGTGCTATGTATGTGTGGATGCAGGCGCATACAGTCACCGGACACATAGCCACATTATCCGTTCTGGAACTGAAGAAACTGATTAAGGAATTGAAGCCAATGGCTAAGCGTAATAATAGAGTTTGATTTAGTATCTAAATACCCTTATACTAAAATTGATGAAAGGTAGAGACAGATCAGCCATAGGCAAACAGAACAAGCAACGAGGCTCAAAGTTTGAACGAGAGGTTGCAGAGAAGCTAACCAAAGCGTTCTTTGAGACAGATGTTGTCTTTGTCCGCACACCACGATCTGGTGCTTATGGGCGCAGTGATACTCGGCAAGTGGGTGATATCATCCCCACCATCCCGGACCTTAGACAACCAATGAAGCGCAAGTTCTACGACTTCAAAGTATTAGGGCAAACAATCGCTATTGAAGCCAAGAACCGGAACCAACTACCGATTCATGAGTTCCATGAAAAGTTGAAGAGCGAATGTTCTTCAAACGCAGTGCCGGTAGTTGCGTTCCGGAAGACTGGCACATCACAAATCTTCGTGTCTATGACGATTGAAGATTGGGCATATTGGCTACAACAATTACATGACAATATCGGAGAAACAGCTAAGTAAGATTCGCAAGAACATCAAAGAGGTTATTGATGACACCACTGCGCACATCAACGAGTGGGATGCCAATACTCTGGATGATCGGTTAGTCAAATTGATTGGCTACATTGAACCTCTCATGGAGTATCGGGATGACATTCAGTTCAAGCTCAATGAGTTCCAAGATTTGAAGACAGGCGAAGGTAAGCCGGTGAATGCTACTGATGTAATGGTCCGAGCTAACCCACTGTTCCAAGAGATTATGATTTGCGGAGCGCAACTAAAAATTGCTGACTACCTCATCCGCACCATGCAGAATAGACAGTATTTAATGGCAGTAAGAATTAAACAAGGCATAGATGGCTAAAGTTCCACAAGACATTATCAACAAGGTCAAAGAAGTTCGCTTCAACCAATGGATGGGGATGTTTGAAAACATCTTCAAGCAATCGTTGGCTAACCCAACCAGCGCCTTAGAATTAAAAATAACTATAGATCCACTAATTCCCACTAAGAATGCGCAAGCAGAAAATCATTCTGAGAAAAACCTTCAAGGGCATCCGAAAGGAAGCCGGGTTTCCAACTCAAAAAAGTCTCGCTGATAAGCTAGGTATTTCTCAGCAGATGATGTATATGATGGAGAGCCGGAGATGTTCGGTTAGCGCCACCAACCTCATGAAGTTGCCTTCCATTCTGGGAGTTGATATTGATAAAATAGTCAGGGTTATATCATTAACAGAAACTGACATGTCAGATGAAGAAAACACACAGCCAGAGGGGGCTGAACAAGCACCTCAAGAGCCTGAAGCGAAAGCAGAAGGTCAAGGCGAAGATCAAGTCGGTGCGGAACCAGCAGTTGCAGGTGATGAGCCAGCAACAGATGGTGAAGCAAGCGACAGTGACACTCCTGAAGGGGAGCCACAAGGTAGTGACGAACCTGAAGCCTAGTGAATAGATGGGGTAGATCACTCCGGTGGTCTCCCCACATCTATCCATTAACAAGCAGTGCTATGGAACCAAAAAAAGTAATCATCACCGGTGGGGCTGGCTTTATAGGTAGTCATTTAGTTGAGCACATATTAAAAAATACCAACTGGCATATCTATGTTTTTGACAAACTAACTTATGCCTCTATGGGATACAACCGCTTGAAGGAAGTGGTAGATGATTTGGGTGAAGACCGGGTGACATGTTTTGCACTAGATTTCACTAAACCAATTTCAGAAGGTGTAAGACAAGAGGTGGGTGATGTAGATTACATTCTCCACTTAGGCGCTGAAACTCATGTGGATCGGTCAATTGAGGATCCTATGTTATTTGTGGAATCCAATGTGCTCGGGACAACTAACATGTTGCTGTTTGCAAATTGGGCGTTGAAAGCTCAGGGAAAGTTTTTATACTTTTCTACTGACGAGGTGTTTGGTCCTGCACCAGAGGGCGTGGCTTACAAAGAATGGGATCGCTACAACTCAGGCAACCCATACGCTGCAGCTAAGGCAGCCGGAGAAGAGATGACACTAGCATTTGGAAACACCTATCAACTCCCGGTCATCATTACCCACACCATGAATGTCTTTGGTGAGCGCCAGCATCCAGAAAAGTTTATTCCCATGACTATTAAAAAGGTCTTGGCTGGTGAGACAGTGACCATTCACTCAAACAAAGACAAGACCAAAGCCGGCAGTCGGTTCTACATTCATGCACGCAATGTTGCCCAAGCCATTGTCTTCTTATTAGAGAATGGGAAGAAACAAGAAAAATACAACATTGTTGGTGAGAAAGAAGTTGATAACTTGGAGCTGGCACAGTTCATTGCCGACACATTGGGTTGCCCACTGAATTATGAAATGGTGGACTTCCATTCCAGCAGACCGGGGCATGATCTCCGGTATGCGCTGAATGGTGAGTTGCTCAAAAGTATGGGTTTCAGTTTCCCCAAATCATTTGAAGAATCACTCAAGAAAACAATTGAGTGGACAGTTGAGCATAAAGACAAGTGGTTAAATTGATATATATCATTAAGAGAAACTTGAGATGGCAACCAAAAAGAAACCAGTCAAGAAGCCGGTGAAGAAAGCCGGCAAGAAGAAACCTTATTAGTCCGCTACACACCAAAACACCCTCAATCAAATGGGGGTGTTTTAGTCTATGTTTACTATCTTCGCCTACTTTTCTACTCTTTTTTTGAGACCATAAAAGTATTCCAACACGCTGTTCACGAAGTTGGAACCACGCCCAATCGCAATACCGGTAGCAATCCAGTCAGCCCAGAACGGAATTGCGTAAGATCCGTCACCCAGAGTGGCAGTCAGGTAGTTCACCACCTGCAAGTTGGTTGCCCATGCGATCAATAGCCCGAAGACTAGAGCAAGCCACCAAGACTTTTTATCAAACCACTTACTGTATTGCTTCAAATACTCAATGAAGCTCTCAACAAACCATGACCAAAATAATGCCAAAGCAATTATCATAGCTTTTCAATTAACTTATATATTGCATCCAAGTGTGTTTTGATTTCTGCTTTTACTGTCAGTGGAGTAGCTGGCGGAGTAGGTGTCGGCACATCTACCGGACCAAGATAGTTGGCGATCCCCTTCGCTATTGCAATACTCACACCTTGTAAATTGCCCAGCAGTCGGTCCATGTCTGCTTTGTTCTTAATGAACCCAACTTCAATCAACGCTGCCGGGATGTTAGGGAGCACCTCCCTGAGCATGTGTAGATTTTTGGTTTTTACACCACGATTAGTGAACCCTAAGTTTTTAACTTGATCCCAAATTGTAGCAGCGAACCGCTTATCTATCACAGCATCTGGATAAGAGTAGATCTCAATTCCATTAGCCTGCGCTAGTGCAGCGCTGTTGATATGGATTGAAAGCGAAACATCTGGTTTGGCAGCGTTGATCCGATTAGTCCGGTCAATCAGTGGCACAGTGTTGTCATCAGTGCGTGTTATGAACACATCAAACCCCATTGACTGCAAATGATCAGCTACATTCCGAGTAAGGGTAAGGGTTAAATCCTTCTCTTTGAATCCGTTGCCAACTGCACCGGGATCAGTTCCGCCATGCCCCGGATCTAATGCTATAAGTCTCTTCGCCATAATCCTGTTTTCTTAAATCTTTTATATGTCTCTATGAATCTTTTTATTTTGTATCGCATCTGCAACAATTTGAGAATCAGTTTTGTCAGTGGTCCAGCCCTTCCTGCAGATGTATCTGATAGCACAAGTAATTGCATAAATCGCCTGTGAGATTAAAAATATACTACAGCCGATTACTATTGATATAGTTGTCCAGAATATTATTTCCATAAAGGGAAGTGGGGGGAGTTTTTAATGTTCAGCGAGGTTGCATCTTCAACCACTGATCATCTCCCCCCATAGCGGTTTAGCCTCTCCGCATTGAGGTTGTCAGGCGAAGCTTGATCCGGTAGGCGTGTTTGGGGTTGCGAGTTTTCCTGTGGGTTTTAGGCATCAGGCGCAACCTTTTGGTTCTGTCTGAAATGGGATCACCTCCTTTGGATCTGACTACTTCACCTAATTAACAAGGTTCAGGGCTTATGATTGTTTCTTCGGTTGAAAAGAACAGTAGCCAACCTTTCAACCAAAATGCCCAAAATGGCAAGGGCAACCGCACTTGTAATCCACATCAAAATGTCCACCTTCACAGCCAAACCAGCTATCGCAATAGCCGATTCACCAGAGTGGTCATTAAGAATCTGGAAGTTCCTTTGCAGTGATGCCAATGTTTCGTTGTTTGCTTCAATCAATTTGATGATAAGTGCGGTTTGGTCCATGTGTTTTTGGTGTTAAAACCCCTCATGTCTTAGCCTGATATAACTGTAGCCAGCCAACATTAAGATGGCTGCTAAGAGCAGGATGTAATCTACCTTCTGATAAATCAAATACCCAGCGATCATTCCCACCCAAGTGATCACTAGCAATATCTCTAAAATAAACCGATTAGCCACACGCTTAACCACCGGGATGACCGGGATTGCTTGGGGCTTATTTTGCACTGGCTCTGTTAATACCATTAGATTGTCTCCACAAGTCTTACATTTGCTATAAACTCTTCTTTAGATTTGTCACCGGTTGTTGCCAACCTGAAGTCCACATGCTTCACCACCACCTGAGTGATGTTGGTCACTGGCGTATCGTCTGCCTGAGCCAATGGCACAGTGTCACGATAACCCCTAGTGATTTTGTGGATGAAATGAGTGGTCCGCTCCATGTAGTGGACATATTCTTTTTGCCAAATATCGCCAGTGGTGTTCCCACCAATCCGCATCACCCCAGAGAATGGAAACTCATTAGCGTTATCAACCTTGATTGAATCAAATAACACTGCAGTGCTACCACCATGAGCGTAATTCAATCGCTTCACTGTAATGTTATTACCTGTGACATCAGTGATTAGCGCCCACTCAGTTTTGTCACCATCTGTAAACTTCATATAGCCACCCTCTAGGAAGCCAGTAGCCAAAGTCACGCCCACCACCACATTGTTGCCGGCTGTCTCTGCACCAGAAGTAGTTGTTGATGGTTGGGTTTTTGTGATAGCCCCATCTAAAATAGAGGTGGCGTAGTTGTAATCCTTAAATGGAACTGGTGATCCCTTCACATACAGAGCTTCAAGATAACTCTTCAACGCCTCGCCCCTTTGCTCTTCCATACTTCCGTCTGGCATCTCAATGTTATCAGCACAGAGCAATATCACATTCCATTCTCGCAGGAACGCTGGTTTAGGTAGGTAGCGAACCATAAATGAATCCATAGAAACAAACACTGGTAAGCCACCAGAAGTTCCAAATGGCAATTCAAGGACAAGCTGGATCTTCTTGGCTGTGATGTTGAGCGGAGATTTAGTCCACTTATATGTTGAATAATACTCAGAGCGTTTGAGCTGGGTAAATGCCTCACTTTCATGAGTGCGGTAGTAAACATTCCAGTTCCCTACAATCCAGTCACCACTGTTAATCAGGATGTCTTCAAAATGTTTATCTACATTCGGTAGGTTGCCATCAAACCAACTGGTGTAAAGCCTCGGATAAGCAGCGCCAACAATAGAGTTAATCCCACAATGATAAAGTTTGGTGTCACCATCTCCATTAACATTTCTTACACCAATTACCTGCCCACCGGGACCGCTTTGACCACTCGGACCAAGCACAAAGATTTTGTAGTAATCGGTGATTGGCTGGAACGAAGACATCAAATCAATATAGGGATCTGTTCGTTCCTCTGTATCCATCCGTAGCATCACCTGAGCGAAGGATCCACTCAGCGTTCCTTCGGTCCAGCTCATCCCTAATGGTTTATAGATAGAGGTAGATTGAGCAGCAAAAACATCTTTGAAGTCTAGTGGGATAAATAGATTACCACTCACCACCTGCATGGCTGTGCGCTCAATCCCCTTTGAACTGTTATCAGCTCCAGCGCCATCAGAGCGTTGGTAGCCAGCAGTCCCCGGTCCGAAGTCTTGAACGATAGTAAGTGATGCCCCATCCCAACTAAACAAAATTGAGCTGGGGAACTTTGTATCTAAAATATAGAGCTTGCCATTAAACCCTTTAATTGAACGGACACTGGTGAACTTACGGATCATAGTCCATGAGTCACCCGACAAGCTATAGCCCCACAATTGGTTGCGTTTATCTACTGTATAAAGCCAACCACCGACAACATCAAAATACTTATCGCCATTGCCAACGATATCAACAAGCCAGTCATCAGAAGCCGAACCAGCCGGCAAATCAGCCACATCAGCCAATGCCTCGCTAACAGCGTTGTAAGAACGAATCTTTTTATCGGCTCGCAAGTAATAGACAAACCCATCACCACCATCAGCGCTGGCTTTAATGGCAGATGATTCAGTTCCGACATCAGCAATTGTGCTAGAGCCAGTGATAGTTTTTAGAGTAGAAGCGCCACCAAGCTGACCACCGCAACCAAATAGCACGCACTCCATCTCACCCGGTCTTGGGGTGGCACAATTGATTACTGCGGTTGCACCAGTAGTCGCTGGTTCCCACACAGTGGTAAAAGTGTGGTCGGTGATAATCGCTTTTGAAGTTGTCACATTGCGACCAAACAACAGCCAGTTATTACTGGTCTGTGGTGAGGCAGCGTGAATCAAGATATTGGTATCAACCACTGTCCTGAGTGTGCCAGCAACTGCTGCACCCGAACCAATCTTGCCCGGGAAAAGCTGACCATCAATCCCGATACCCATTGCGAACCGACCATCATCAGACCAAGTTTCTGGTGGGTTTACAAACTCAAACAAGTCTTGAGCCCAATACCACCAGTCCTTGAAGTCACCGAAAGACCGATCCCCTTGAGCGAATCGGTTTTCATAGAGCGGAGCAGGTAGCATTTGATAAGAAGGGGCATCCGGTGAGTTATACAGCGCATACCCCCTACCATCAATCTCAATGTGTTTAGAAAGTAATTTGGACATTAGGCAGGAATTGTTATCACGCCATTACCAGCGATTGTGGCAGTAGCTTTATCATCATCACCAAAAGTAGTAGCCACGCCAGTAGTATCAAACTCTAGCAAGGTCGCTGCTTCTTTTTGCAACTTAGTCATGTTCGCTTTATGAACAGCGATAGTCACATTGTTGGCATCAATCGCTGCTTGGCTGGCAGTATTCTCTGCCTCAAGCGCAACAATCTTAACCTTTTCCGCATCAATACCACTTTTGATATCTGTAATACTAATAGCCATGTTAATTAACTTTAATGCTTATAAGCGGTTTATTTAATTTCTTAGCGCCACGCTCTTTGATTGCCAAGCGCAAATAATAATCGGCAGTGTTTTGCAGGATTTGAATTGGAGTAAGCCCATGCTCGTTTTTAACCACGATAGTATCGGCTGTGGATTTTTCATTCACTCTGCGCAAGAACCACAGATGGGACACATACATTTTAATCAGCTCATACAGCCGGTCAGGGAACGAAATAGTGCTGGATGTAGCAGAACCAACCGCAAACGCTTTGAGGTAGTGGATCCGCATATCATAGCCAGCAGTGCCGATTGGATGAGTGAGTTTAATGTAGTTATCGGTTGGGCTGTATTCAAACTCTAGCGCTTTCCAGTTCACTCCACTGTCAGTGGAATAGTCCACGCCATAAACCCGAGACAGATCACCGACTGTGGACATATCGTAATACTCCTGATCGGCAACAGTGTGGATAGTAGCAGTGTCTCTGCCCTCTGTATAGAAATCAGGTCTAAGCCATCTGGTGGCATCAGCAATCAGGTCCACATACCGAGCATCACGCTCAATGCAAGATTGATAGGTGACACTGATAGTCTCCCCATCACCGGGAGCACTGAGTATCACAATAGCACCAGTATCGTAATCAATGGTGTAGTGAGTGGTCCTTGTCTTTGTGACACCATCAACTTTAACTGTTTCTGATCCATCAACCACCGGGACATCTGGTAGATAAAAAGTTGTCTTGTCCCCATCTCCGGTATCCAACACTTCCCGATACATTTTGAAGTCCCGGAAGTGCGGTCTCAAATGATCGGCAATATATGTAGCGTAATTCATCTCTCTGGTCTCCTTTTCAACATGTTGTTATCTTTCGCTATAAGGGTTGCTCCCTTACTTCTGGAAAGTCTTGCTATGTGCAGAGCCTTCACCTTGTTAATGGAAAGTGCAATACTATCCATCACTTTCATTGTATCGCTTTTATACGGATGAAAATACTCATCCAGCGAATCATTATGAGATTCGGAAGTAGCAAATGCTTCTAACTTCGGCTGTCCTACCAACTTGGCATCAGCTTCAGCGATAGCCACAGCATCAGCCAATGCTTTGTAATGAGCCATTGCCCAAGTGCCGGTGATAACTAATTTAGGATCGGAATCAGTGCCAGCCTTGTCTGCATAGAACCCAATGATTCCACACTGTGTATATTCTGCCCACGAACCACCGAAACTATCATTCAAGTCCCATCCTAAAATAGTCCCCAATTTAGTTATGCCATCCAGATCTAGGGCAGCCAACCCGGTGGCATTAAGCACCCACTCGTTATAAGTGCCATCTGGATAAGATGTAGTAATGTCATTAACGATATTCAAAGATCCAAATGAAACCCAACTGAATTGGTTAAAGTCGTTTGCTACCAACGCAGTATTTGATGCTGGGTTAAACGCAACCACATGCACATCATCATTCCCTAGATCGGAATACTTGCTCTGGATTCTGAGCCACAGAGAGGCGGAATCAATATCGGCATCATCTGGGATAACCGAAGTATCAAAAAGAAAACCACCTCTTTGTAATACATAAAACTTGTTCACATCAGCCAGTGAAGTGCTAAGGTGAGCCATAGAGCCAGCAGAAGCACTATCATCTTGAGCCCCCTTGTTATCTACTCCATGATGCAGATTGTCCCAAGTGCTACCGCCTGATACTCCACCACAATACAACCGACCATCAACTGATGACGATTCCGGATGCGGATCTGGATAGATGGTTATTGAGCTCATAACTTCTTCGTCTTCAAAGTTGTAATATCTTTGCCGGTTAAGCTGGCAGTATTCCGTCTGGTGGTTTTGGATATGCGCCTCTTGCTTGGTGGGAACAACTCACTAAAAGTGCTGTCGCTGATCCCCATTGAATCATTCACAGAAGAACCACCAGCGCCACCGGTAGTAGCCGACCAGTGTGTTGTGTCGGAGTTGTCCCAATTACCTGTTCCGCCTACCCAATATCTTACTGCCATAATTTATAAACTTTGTTCTGGTATAGGAGTTCTAATCGGATCTAATGCCAACTGCTGGTCACAAAACGCCTTCAACTCAGCATCAGTTTTAATCCAACCAAAATCTCTTTGTGTATATCTGCGAGCAAAACCACCAGTGGAATCCATAGTGGGTGTGCCACTCCGGGTGGTGGATAACAACGCCAACTTCGCAGACCGCCTGTAGCGAGTGACCAATACTCCATCCTCTGGCTTGGTCGCAATCTCACCTTCGTAAAATCTAACAGTGACCTCTGTAATGAAGCCATCATCATCTCTTGCCACATACCACCATTTGTAATCAGTTTTGCTTGCCATCAGCTCAATACTTTAATTCTTCTTCTATCTAAGGTTTTAATACCATGAGATTCCAGAGTAGGGAACAGCACCCTGTCTAACTGTTTGATGCTCACTGCAGTTAGATGCATGCCTCCGGAAGCAATGGTGTGCAAACTGAACAGCAGATCTCCGATTGTCATATCATCACCGAACACCTTACCGGGCTTAGACGAATGTTGTTCGGCAATGCTCTGTCCGTCAGGTGACATGATCTTGATAACGAACATGCTCCTGACCTCACCCAAACTAAGTGTATCGCTATATGCCTTAGACCACTGCGCCAAAACAGTTAGCGAATCCACAATCGCCACCGCATCAACCAATCCTTTGTTTACCAATGATGTCCGAGCATCAGCGATTGCTTCCGCATCTTGAACACGAATCCGCAGGAACAAGTTAATTTGGTCTGCGATAGCTTCAATATCACTTAGCGCTCTGACATACCCAATCACAAAACTCAAAGAATCAGCCATCCCCAACAAATCAGTTAGCTGCTTACCAACCGACATGGTGATGTTTGTGACCATATCTAATTGATCCAATTTGCCCATGCCCGGCTTCTTGGATATCAAATCACTAATTGGTTGCCCATCCTGCAAGGCGTAGTAGCCCAGCATGGTAATCACAAGCTGATCAGCAATGGAGAGGGAATCATTAAGAACCTTACCAACATTCATGGCTATGTTGGTAATGATCCCCTCACCATCAGACCGACCAGCACCAAAGTCAAATATCTTGTCATCTGAGATGGCTACATTCTCATAGAGCAGAACGCCTTTGATATAAACCAGCACATCAGTAATGCTGACAGTATCGCTCCGGAAGATGCTCAGGTGCTTAGCCACCATATCAACAATGATAGGGTTGTCCATAATACCCTTACCAATGGCTTTAACCATGTTAGTCATGATCTGTTCGCCTTCACCGAACCCCTTGCCCAACCCCAACACAGTCAAATCAGAGACAGCCACCGCATCATAAAGGTCCCGGCTAAAGACAGCGCTGAATGTGTCAGCAATTCCTTCGGCTTCTGACTTGGTAATTGACAATGACTTGACAATGATTTCTGCGATACTCTCCGCATCCAGAATAACTTTCCCAATGGCTTTGATCAGATTAGTGACAATCCCTTCATAATCTTGTGGGTTCTTGCCGGGACCAAGTAATAACAAATCAGTGATGGCTTCATTCTCTGCGAAAGTTCTACCAAGCATACTTTGAAATGCATCAGCGATAGCCAACGCCTCCGTCTTGGTGACGGACATTGATTTCACCAACAAGTCAGCCAGCACCTCAGTATCTATAATCGCTTTCCCAATATCTTTAATCAGGTTGTCAATTACAGATTCAGTCTCCTCTTCCTCTTTGCCAACCGCATATTCACGCAAGTCAGAGATTGAGACGGAATCCACTAACAGCAGATAGATAAGCATCTGGTATGTTAGCGTGTCAGCAATGCCCACAGTATCAGCCTTCTGCACTCCAATAGCTTTAGCCACCGCTTCATTAAGTGCCACCCCATCTACCCGAACAGCGCTGATTGCTTTGGCTAGATTGGCTATGATCGTTTCGTCATCTTCTTGCCCCTGACCAATCCCCCTAGTCACCGCATCCGATATTGCCACAGAATCTGATAACGCTCTGCCGAACAAGGCTTTCAATGATTCAGCGATTCCTACCGCATCACTTTTGGGGATAGAAAGCGCTTTGGAGATTACATCCAGTAGCGCTTCAGTGTCTTGGAGTTTTTTGCTGATGGCTTTAATCAGGTTATCAACAATCACTTCATCTTCTTCATGCCCCGGTTGGATGTTGAGCACCCGAGTGTCAGAAATGCTAACCTGCTCAAAGAAGGTTCTGCCCAAGATTGCCTGTAAGGTATCGGTAATACTCACCGCCTCTGCCTTGCTTACCCCTATCGCCTTAGCAATCGTGTCAGACAAATCCTCAACATCAATTCTGTTAGCGCCAATCATCTTTACCAAATCAGCAATGATGCCCTCCTGTTCTTCTTGCCCCATCCCAGCGCTGAACTGTCTAATATCAGAAATGGTCACAGTATCAGTTAGGTAAAGCATCCGGACCAAATAAGTCACCAACACATCAGTGATGCTCACCGCCTCTTGTCTTGCAAGACCAATGCTTTTTTCTAACTCGGTAGCAATAGATTCTGGATCATAGATAATTTTGCCAACTGCCTTAGCCATGTTAGCCACGATATCTTCGCCCTCTTCGTGACCAGCGCCCACTGCCAATTTACGCTGATCCGATATTGCCAAAGCCTCCGCCAACCCTTTGCCTAAAGTCGCTTGTAAACTGTCTGTAATAGCCAAAGCATCCGACTTGGACAAATTAAGAGCCACTGAAATGCTCTCAGACAGCGTTTGGGTATCCGAGATGACCTTTGATATGGCTTTCGCCACATTTGCAATGATGTCTTCGCCTTCCGCATGACCTTGCCCAATCCCGAGATTCAATAGGTCGGTGATACCCTCACTATCAGCCAACGCTCTACCAAGCTGAGTTTGAATAATATCAGCAATCGCCAACGCTTCGGCTTTAGTTAAACCGATCCCCTTCACTTCAGTTTCAGAAATAGGGCTGGTCTCTAAAAGATCTCTGCCAACAGCCTTACTCAAACTCTCCAAAACACCTTCTGTCTCGGTCCGATTGATACCAACAGTTTTTAGTATCTGTTCAGCTATGAGCTGTTGATCCAACAGGACCTTACCAATCGCCTTTAACAGTTGCTCTTCAATATCTTCGGGATCTACCTGCCCTTGCCCGATATCTTTGGCATGGCTGTCGGCTATAGCGACAGTATCAGCAAGCTGTCTGACAAGGGACATTACCTTTGCCAGAAAGTCGCTGATAGATTCGTTCTCACCCCTGACTAAACCAACTTCTTTGGCTACCGCTTCTAAAATCGGCTGGAGATCGGCTTCAGCCAAAGTATAGTCAATGGCAGCATTAACAATGCTTCCAAGCTCTACATCACCTAATGCGTTATCTCCGGGCATCATAGTTTTATACTCCCATCCATCTGCTAAAGCCATTGAAGATTAAAGTCACACCACCGGGATCAACAAATGAACCCTTGCCGCCAACTGAACCGACATTAAATGAACCCCCTCCGCCACCACCATAAGCAAACAACAAGCCACCGGGGTTATTGGCAGTTGTTCCAGCACTGCCATGAAATGCCTGAATAGTGTTCAACCCCAATGTTAAACTCGGAGCAATAGCGAAGATATAACCACCACCCCCTCCACCACCGCCCTGAGCAAACAATCCGCTACCTAATCCCCTCCCAGCAGCAGCACCATTCCCACCTCTCCCTCCGTTTGCACTAAACCTCCCACCGGCAACAGCAGTGATTTTTCTGAAAGAAATTAACCCAATTATTCCAGCCCCACCGCCACCGCCACCAGCTTCAGCGCCAGTTAAAGCCACCACTCCGTTAGCGCCATTAGCCCCATCTGCCTGAAGAACACCACCACTGGCGATACTGATTGTCCCCCTAGCAATAATTAAAAGAGCACCACCACCAAAACCATTATTTACAGATGCTGATCCAGTGACTGTGCTCCAGCCTTTACCACCATGACCAGCATTAAACCAATGCCAAAAGAACTGAGCATATCGGTAATCAGTATCAGTTGCGTTGTAATGACCATTAAATAAAATATCGTGTAGGCTATGCGCTGTCCCGGAAGTAGCTCCACCGGCAGTCCCGGCTGTGGTAGCTGAACCATTACCACCATTAGTTGCCCCATCCCAATTGGTAGAACCCAAAACAGTGACTGTGGCATAGGTAGGATACATAGTCCCTTCAATCAGCACATCTCCTTCTACAAAAACAATGGCGGAGTAACAGCCCAGCGTTGGGATTGGTGGTCCGCCTACTGCACCCTGCGGAACAGTCAGTGTAGCACCAGATCTTACTCGTAAACTCTTGACATGAAAATGGCTCTTACCAGAAGTTGGTAAGGTCATGGAGTTCAGTCCACCGGTGATATCAATATCACCCTGAGTAATCCCGAACTTGTCCCAATCTAATTGTTGGAGAATATCTAATACAGCCATATTAAGACCAAACGACTTCAACCGAGTATATCCTTAATGGCTCGGTATCGCTGTCGGTCCGTTTGACTGTTGTGCAAATCACATCACCCGGGGCTGCCACTACATCAGTATCTGATTCATCATCAAATGTGCCAGCGCTATTCGTGACCTCAAATGCTGAATCTACTAATATCTTGTTCGTGTTAGCAGCCGACACAGTTAATGCTACGGAAGCATTATTTTCGTGTGTTGCCATGTTCGCTGATACCACATTGCCACTTACATCTAAAACCACAGAAGTTCCATCTAAAGTTGCACTGCAGCTACCACTAGCGACAGTGGCGCTAAACACTATCCGTAAAAATAAAGGCGTGCCGGCTACATAATTAGCAGGCAAGGTCGCTTTGGCTACAAACTGATCACTGGCAGCCATTTCAATATAAGGGATATTGGTTGATACGCTCCCACCATCTGTTGGCGCTGCTGGAGTTGTCCCAGAATCATGCTTACCACCGGTTGGCTCAGTTCCCTCTGTCCCGAAGGTGATGATCTCGCAGATTACTCTTTTATAAAAACCAAGCTCAATATCATCTTGAGTTTTCTTGGTATAACCAAGCAACATTTTGTAGGTCTTACCACCGGTATTATGGTTGGCTCCACTGGTTCCTTCTTGCCCTCTGGTGACTGTGAGAGTATCGGTAGAGCGTGCTGTCACTCTGACAATTTCTTTGTTGGGATCTAGGGATGGTTTAGCATAATCAGTCTCATTCCAATAGACCAAGTTGAAAGCTCCATCAGTAGCAGGGGCAGGGAGTTTTGCTCCCTCCCCTGCAGCTAATACGATACTTGTGTCGTCATTGTCATAACCGGTGCTGACCTCAACCACGACAAAGTTTTTTGTTGGATCAAGGTTCTTCACCATAGGTTATGAGATTTAACTATTCCCGAAGGTCACTGTCCAAGTGATCTGCAAACTATCTAATGCACCCTTGTTGATAACCGCAAAGTCATCATACAAGAACATGTTTCCAGCAACAGAGGCACTAAACAAACCAGCTTCTGTAAGTGCGCCAGTTCCAGATCCAGCAGCGAAGGTCGCTACATAGATAACATCATTATCATTCGCACCAGCACCTTGAGTTGTGCTATCCAACGCCACACGAACAACGGAAGTAGCCAAGTCAGTATCCGTAGATGTCTGACCTGTGCCAGTTCCTACGCCCATGTGAGTGGCGAGACCATCAGCCCCACCGGAGACACGATCCGCAGTCAGCCGGTCATACTCCACTGTGACGAGGTTGTGTTTCTCAACTTCCGCCTTCACATTACCATCCGCATCTTTGAGGACGGCTTTGAAGTGACCAACAATCGGCTGCTTCGCAATGAATCCAGAGGGTTTCTCTATTTTCAGTTCCATAGCCTTCTTATTTAACAATATGATTCGTAGAAGTTTTGTAAGCTTCATCAATTTTATTATCCCACTGATCTACGACTGATTGAATAGAGTAGTATTTATGAGCCAACTTTTTCGCAGCCATTCCTCTATGTTTGCGATACATCTTATCCGACACTAATTTGTCCAAATGTTTGAACCAATCATCTGATGTTTTACAAATGAAAAGTGGCAAATCTTGATACTGTGGCATGTCAGAAGCCAGAATAGGCGCACCCATCATGGCAAACTCCAGCCACTTCAAGTTGGACTTGCACCGATTGAACTTGGTATCAGTTAGTGGTGCTAATCCAATGTCATAGCCAATTTTTGATATCTTCTGCACAAAGTAATTCAGATTCACCTGTGGCTCAACTCGGTAGGGGAACCCCTCAAACCCGGGATCGTAGCCCATAAAGATGAACTCCACCTTGTCTGGATACTTCTGATAGATCCGAGCCAGCGCATCTTCCACTTGAGCCTTAGTGTCGGCATCAGCATAGATGTGGAACCGACCACCATACCAACCAATCTTCACTTTGTCGCTCTTCTCAGCCGGGAACATAGCCCACTCTTCCGGATCAACTGCATTGGGGACCACCCATGTCGGCTTCTGGTATTCAGCTTCATAGACATCTGCCAGCTCCTGAGTAGTAGTGATGATCCCATGCACATGTGGGAGCAACCGGTTCACAAAATCCATCTCTAATTTATAAGAGGCAATCTCTTCTGGATCACCAGTGCCTTCCCAGATGTTAATCAGGTTGTCATCCGTCTGATACAGCACCACCTTACCAAGTTGAAAGGCTCGCTCAGCGATAATTTCAACATCCGCATATTTATAAAGCCGGGAGAAAATAACCACATCTGCCTCATCCACAGGAGACAGGTCAGCATCATAACTATCACACTCCGGCATGTCTGGTCGGCTCTTGAAATACTTAACATTCAATCCGGTAATCACCTTCCACTTATGACGAGAAAACTTGGCTGGCAAATAAGCTCGGTAGTAATCCACCGGACTTTGTTTGTCTATCCTACTGTTTACTAGATACAAGATCTTCATAGGTGTGATCCCATAGTTTAGCGTTAATCTGGATATTATAATTGCACAAAACATCAGACATGGCTTCTTCGCCAAGCTTGGTTCTTAATTCTGGATCATCAATCAACCGCTTGATTGCCTTATACCAATCCAAGTAGCGGTTCTTCACCACCACACCTTTGATGCCAATGTAGGGAGCCACCTGAGAGGCAATGGTGGGGATGCCCAGCATGCCATACTCCATATATTTGATGTTGGATTTAGCCCGGTTGAACTCAGTGTCACGCAATGGCGCTAATCCGATATCCCAAGCCAAATCATGCAACTTCTTGGGGTATCTCTTTAATGGAACTGGCTTCAGGAACCGAGCACCTTTGAAGTTGATCTGTTCTTTTTTCAGGTTGGTAAGGAACTCAACCCTCACCTTCTTACCATATTCTTTTTGAATCTGTCTCAAGGCATCAAGCAAACCAGTGTCTTCAAAATCATGCATGTGGGACCACGAACCCTGCCAGCCAATTTTAATCACCCCATCATTGGTATGCTCTTTAGGAGCAAAATCCCAATCATCAGGATCAAGTGAGTTGGGTAGCACACACATCATTGCCTTTGAATCTAGTGTTCCCCTGTAAGCATCAGCCAACTCCTTCGTAGTGACCGACATGGCATCTACCAATGGCAAGATCCAATTCACAAACCGAATGTTATGGGACAGCAGTGGCATCTCAGCCAGTGGCAACTTGGTAAGCTGACCGGCTTTGTGGATGTAGTCATCCGTTTCATACATCACAATCTTGCCCATCCGCATGGCTATCTCGGCAGCACCACCAGCCAATGCTACCTGCTCAAAGTGGCGTTGAAAGATAACAATGTCAGCCCACTTGATATCGGTGGTTTCAATCGCAACACTCTTTACCACCTTATTCACATAATCTTTTTCAACACTACTACTGATTTGATTGGTGATTCTAACATCATGCCGAGAATACCGAGCTGGCAAGATAGCCCGATACAGTGTGCAGGCGTTAGCCATCCGTTCATCAAAATCCCGATCCTCTAAATCGGTTCCGGTGTTGGTGTAAATTAAAATCTTTAATCTACGATAAGCCATGTTTCTTGTTGAACTTCTCTCGGTTGATAGCAATCATATTCTCTCTGAAACCGGGGATAGTGTCTAAGGTCTTATTCTTATAGTGATGAATCAGAACATTGCTCACCTGCATTGGTGGATGCCCTGCCTTAGTTAAGCGCAACTCAAAGTCCGTATCCTCATACCAACCGGGGAAGAACTGCTCATCAAACATCCCAATAGCATCAAACGCTTCCTTACTCACCATGAAGCAGAAGCCAGTCAGCCGGTTAGTGGATACGCTCATATCACTGTTTGCCACCTTGCTAGCCTGAGCATCCCACCCAGCCGGTAATTCCTTTTCAGTGAAGGTTGGATAAACACACCAGAGCTTAAACTTCTTCATGGCTTCAAAGAGATTTAAAGCCCAATAGCGACTAACCCTAATATCGTTATTAACGATAATCACATACTCAGCACCCTTCTTGAAAGCATACTCACATCCCTGATTCCAAGCTTTAGCTACCCCAAAGTTTTCTGGGTTTTTAATATAGCCACCGATCATTGGCTCTTGGTCTAAGAGTTCTTTAGTCCCATCAGTAGAGCCATTATCAACCACTACTGTTCTGAGCAAATCAGAGTGCTGGCGCAGACTATCAAAGGTCTGCTTGGTCCAACTCTTCTGGTTCATCACAGGCATGACTAACCATGTTTTTGCGTGTAGCTCTCTTCCCAGAAACATATTCGCCATTCCGTTCTGCCTCTAACCTTTCTTCTAAAACTCCTATATGATCTCTGTCCTGAAATGTTTGCATGTAATAGTCCAAATGTTTTTCGTAATTTCCAAGCGACATGTGCCTGCATAAATCGGGAATAACATTACCAATGAAGTAGCCACGCTCCTTAACCAGATTAGAATACTTTGCATCTTCATTGATTTTAGCTTCCCACCTTTCAGGCAGCCATCTGATATTTTCATCTCGGAACATCTCAGCCCGAATCACGCATGTCCCACCAATGTTCCACCAGTAGCGATTGATCTGCTTGCCATTCTCTTCATACAGTTTGAAATGTTCAATCTCTTCTTCTTCCGGGAAGTGTTGCATCTGGTTCATGATGCCCACCTGACCGAGTTTCGGCATGGCTTCAAACAGCTCTACTGCTTCGGTGTCCCACCCCTCCCGATACTCCATATCATTATCGCTACTATGCAAATAATCAGCATCAGGACAAGATTTATCCCATCCTTGATTCCGAGCATAACCGGGGTAATGGTTGGATGCATTGAAGATTAGTTTATCAATAACTCCCAGACAATACTGTTCTATCAGCCATTCTCTGGTCCCATCACTGGAATTGTTATCAACTACGATTAACTCACCGGGTAATTTTCTGGTAGCAAGTAATGTTCGGATCGTTTCTTGGGTGTAGTCCAGACGATTATAAGTGACTATCGTGCTGCTGATTATAGGCTTTGGTGGCTTCTTCATAATCTTCTGGGGTATCAATTTCTTTAACGAATAAGTCTTTAGCATCAATCGCTTCCATTTTCATTTTCATCCGATTGAATACATCCTCATAATAGTTGCCAAAATCACTCGCAGTAAACGCTTCCGCATACTGCTTGATGGCTTCGGCTGACAACTTATACAGCCCCACTGCCTCACCTACTGGCTTGGCAATCTTCTTGCCGATCACCACGATTCGCTTACCCTCCATAGCCACCTTAATCTCTTCTTCACCCACCTTCTTAAACTGCACAATCGCAGCATTCTTAGCCGGAGACGATACCAAGTCCTGAATCAATTGAGGATCAAAGATAACATCACCATTGATGATGAGCATGTCTTCATGAATGTCAGCCCAATCACAAGCGATCTGCACTGAAGCAGCAGTGTTGGTATATTTCCAGAAGTGGTTAGCGATTAAGGCGTGGTCTTCACAGAAATCGCTGACAATGTGACCAAACCCATATCCCATCACGATATAGATATCAAACCCAGAGATACCGGCTGCCTTCAGCGCATCAATCTGATGTCGGATAATAGCCCTATCTCCAATCTGCAAATAGGACTTTGGCTTCTCGCCATTCATCCCATTCATTCTTTTACCCATTCCGGCTGCCAAGATTAAAGCCTTCATTACTTTTTCAATAAAAATATATATTCCTTATTCATCTCTCCATTCGGAGATGGTGTCCAGTCACGCTCCACTGTATCCATTGTCTTGAACCCAACCAAAGTGAAGATCCTGCGCCACTGACCTTGAAGCATCACCGACATGTGGGTATCCCAATTATCCACAAAAGCAGTGCCGGGAACAGGGACTACAATCACTACCCAACCACCATCACGCACCGCATTAAAGATGTTCTGCATAGCCAGTAGTGGGAAGGGCGAATGCTCCAAAACATGCCGAGCATAAACCCCATCATACATACTGAGATAGCTCATGGTGTGCATGTCATCATTCTGATCAATGTGCAACCCAAAGTTATCCCTCTCAATCCCACGCTCTGCGAAGATAGAAGCACTCATCTCATCCCCACCGATCTCTAAAACACTCCGAACTTCAGGTGGGAACATCCCAATGCTAATCTTTTTGCTTTCAGTTTTTTCTGGATATTCCGCATAAATCTTCTTCTGCTCAAGTAAAGAAACCCTCTGAAGAAGATCCTGAATATACCCGATTGTTCTACTTGATAAGTTCATCTAATACCTCAATGCAACGAGGGATGGATGTCCCTCTATAATCCAATAATTCCGTAAACTGTTCTGGTCGCTTTGCCAATGTGATGTGAACCAACTTAGCCAGCTCCTGATGCGATTGAGCAATTGGGCATTTCTTCTGATATTCCAGCTCAACACACTGCTCCAAATGATCATTCTCTTGATACTGTGGATACTCCATCTGCTTCGGATTCATTACGCTAATCACACGCTTACCCAGCGCCATAGCTTCTAATAAAGCAGACGAGACATCAGAAATCACCAAGTCAGCACAAGCCAAGTAGGGAGCGATATTGTCGGCTATGATGCGGTGTGGATACATATCTTTCCACTCCTGCTTGGTCACATCATGGAGTTTAACCAACATGGTGGTATCTGAATTAGCCAACCACATGATGTCTTGCTTAACCACCGGGATAGCTGACAGCTCTTCATTGAAGGTGGGAGCGAACAAGATGACTGTTTTCTTCCACTCAATGTTCTTCTGATATCCATTATTAAATGCTTTGTCTAATTTAGGCATGCCAGTCACATATAGTTTATGAGCTGGAACATAAGTCACCATTTGAAGCCGGTGCAATTCAGATGGCACAAAGTGATAGTCCATCAAGTTTTCTCTGGCAATGTAATCGGGGCGATTAGTGAAGAAGATACCCTTGCTCCCCAACCCATGCCCCAGATTGATCCAAATCCCCTTCTTCACCACTGGATGGATGCCACTATCAGCCATAAAAACAACATCCGGATCAGACAACTCCTGAGCCGGTAAACCCTGCAACAATAAATTGTTCGCTGTCTGCTGATTAGCAGACCACCAATAACACTCGTCTCCCCTCTCCTGCAACGCTAGGAAGAGGTCTTCCAGCATTGGTATATGTAAATTGTGTTCTACCCAAAATTGAATCTTCATAATTTTTTATTGAAAGGAGGTATCACCGCAGTGCAGAAGTGATACCCCCTCTTAATATGCACTGCTATTTGTCCGTTGAGTAATAAAGGCGGACTACCCTTCAAAATTGCCTAAGCGTTTGGATTCGCAGCGTAGGTGTTTACGATCAGGGAGTTGGCGGTTGGTCCCAACTTGCATCCGTAAACAACATCTGTTCCGATACCAATCTTCCGAGCATAGTCATCTCTTTGTTCCAGCCAAGCTGGGAGCTGACCATAGGCACGAATCATGGCTTCGCCACCGAAAGCAATCAACTTGGACTTACTGGCAGAGTTAGCCACATTTTCGCTGATGCGGACAATCATACCATTGTAAATCCCCATTGCCCCGGTGAAGATCGGGTTGGAATCACCTCTTTGCTGAGCTTCACGCTGAACCTGCAACCAAGTCGTATCTTGGCGAAGATTATAAGCATCATAAGGGTGAATCACGATTATGAAATACTTATTACCATCCGCAGTCCGAATTGGAAGGGCTCGTTGCATTTCAAGCTTCACCTTGATCTTGTCAAGAGTGGTTGTGCTTAAAATGTCGCTAGCATCAAGGGAACCGACAGATGTTGCATTACCTGCATAGAGAATGTTGGTTGTCTGCTCAGTGCCAAAGATCGTAAAGATCTTCGCATCCATTTTGTCAGCCAGCCAAATACTCAGTGCATTTTGAGCAGCAGTCCTGATGTTGAACAAAGCTTGCTCATTGGCATACTTTGTCCATTTAACCGCATGAGCCAGAATGGAAACTGTGACAGTAATCTGCCCCAGAGACAATTCTTCTTCGTTGCCGGTTAAATTACCTGTGTCGCTTGTAATCCCAGCGCCAGTAAGCAACGAGATGGTCTGCACATGAATGGTGTCACCGGCAGAGTTCTTGGTCAATTCATCCTTGCGGATAATTGGCATTCCTGAACCTTGAGCGCCTTCATACGCATACCAAAACATTTGCTTATTAGCAGCCCACAGCAACTCCGCAGCCCAAAACTCTGGGATAGCGTTATCTACTGTGGTCAGATCTGTAAGTGTCATAGTAGTGCAACTGAATTACTAATATAAACCGAATTAGCGTTTTACTGTGATAGTCTGCGATTTGAGCGCAAGTCGTTGCGCATCATCTAACTTTTCCCATCTACGAGGATCCTCACTAATCCAGCTCCTAAGCTGCTCCGTTGTCATAGACTTCGGATCAGATGGTGCTGCTGTAGCAGGTCTGGTAGAAGGTGCAATGTTAGTAGCAGGCTTGTCTTCTGGGTTCGCTTTCCCAGCTTGCAATTTTTCCAAACGCACATCCAAGTTTTCTCTGACTTGATCAACTGCTTCTTCAGCATCCATGACCTCGCCTTTGATAAGTGCAAGTGGGTTATCAGAAAGAATCTGGCGCAGGGTGTCATCACTCCGCAGTAGTTCTGAATACTTGGGTTCAAAACCTAACTGCATGATGCCCTGAATCGCATCTCTTTCTATTTCGGCTTGTTCAGCGATTGCAAGGTCGTCTGAACCTTCCGCTCCGCCATCCCCAGCCTTATTAGGACTGGCTACACGAAGTTTCGCTTGAGCTCTGCGTGCATCTGATCTGGCTTGCCGGGCTCTCTTATCCGCTTGGGACTGGAGAGATTCAGCTCGCTCAGTTCTTGCAGCTTTCGCTCTTAGCTCGTCAGCTTCGGCTTTTGTGAGGGTGACGACTTCCTCTTCGGTCTGTGCTTGCGGTTTACCTGAACCATCCGAATTGGTTGCTGCTGGTTTGTCACCAGTAGGTTCCGTAGGGGCAGCCGGTTGAATTGCATCAACCATAATCTAAACTCCTAATTGTTAAGAACTATACTTCAACTTTAATATATCAGATATCACTTCTTAGCGAAATCTTCCTGAAACTTTTTGATGTCATTTAACGCTCTATTTATCATCTCCTGTTTCATATCATCCGAATAAGAAGGATTGGATGACATGTTCCGGATGTAGTTATAACTAGCGTTAATTTGAGCATTGTATTTACCGAATGTCCCGGGGACAACTTCATCTTCACGCAATGGCTGAAACTTCAAACCAAGTAATTTAGACAACGCCATTTGCAGTGGGAAAGTTTCAACTCCACTCCCACTAAACCGCTTCCTGCCAGTCGCTGCCTCACCCAGATTGAACGCTGATTCAGCAGCAGTTGGGGCAATAGTCCTACCTGCATGAAGCACACGCTTAGCCACATTCCCACCTGTCCCAAACATTGGTGTCCCTTCCGGAACAATAGTAGATTTTGTGAACAGGTCCTTATTAAACTTCTGTGCCAGAAACTCTTTAATGATTGGATTCAAGTTTTCAATTGGATCTAAGTTAAATGATTCCGTATCACCAAATGGGAGAATATAAGCCATATCAAAATAGAGCAGATTGCCTTCAGTGTCTTTGAATGGCATCCGGACCATAAATCTTTTCTTCATCCAGTCCGGCATATAGCGCTCCCGATCTTCTTCGCCTCTGGATAACGATTCAACCGCCTTCGCTACTTTGGCATACTTGCTGATTGATCGTGGGTTAGTAATCGCTGCTTCCAACACTACCGGAAGAACTTTTCTTGGGTATGTATAGAATGGCATGAAGAAACGCTTGATAATGCCACGCTCAATGTTGGTTAGCTCTTGGTAGTTAATAAGATATTTATGCGCAGATGCCACCGCCTCAGTCATCGGTAATCCACGATCTAGTTTAGCCATCACATGAGTGAGTTTGCCCCATTCTTCGGTGAACCGCATGATGTCAGATCCCTTAGTCCCCAACTTCTTTATACCTACAGCGACTTTTTTCATAAAGCCGATTGGATTATCTGACACATTCAGCGCTTCCAGAAACATCTTTTGGAGATCTGAATCAATGAACTCGCCAGTGAAAATGCCAAACTTCTTGGCTTGAGCTAACAATTCTTCATCCATTTTAGAGCCCTTACCGACCAGAGTTTTCATTGCTCTTTGATACTGGCTCCAGTTTTTGGTGAGCGAAACTCCACCCAAATCATTAAGGGCAAAGTTGTTCATAAAGTTGCGAGATAGCATGCCCGGGTTCCAAACTGTCTTACCAGCTTTCCAGAAGTTCAGCATCTTATCCCACCACTTAGTGAAGTTTTTATTATCTAAAATATCTTTAATAAAGCCACCAGTCACCAGCTCATGATCGGCTGCTGACAGCACCGAACCAGCCAACTCTTGATACTTGGTTTTGTCGGCTGCGCTACCAGAACCAACAATCTTATATATGTTGCCAGCCTTGTCCTTAAACTCTTTGCCAACTCTCTCCCACTTGCCCTCTCTCACCAACTTACTGGCTTCTCGTAATGTCTTAGCAGAAAACTGTTTAATATATTGAATAGCTTTTTTCTCTTCTAACAAAGCGTGCATATCGGTTAAAGCCCGAGCCACCAAATAAGCAGGTGTCTCAATCTTGCCAGTGCGAGATTGGAACTCTTTACCAAGTTCAACCAATTGAGCTTTGGTATATTTAGCCACCTCCTTACCTTTTTGCCATTCCTTACCCACCAATTTGAACCCACGATATTTCAATTCAGCCCTACCCAAATCTTCCAAAGATCCTCTTGCTGCCAACCTACCCATAGCACCCTTTGGCATCTTCACACCAAATGCATCTTTGAACTTGCCAACAAACCGAGCAATATCAGGATCGGTTTCAAACGCTTTGTATAGGACTGGCAGATAATTACCAACACCCTGCCGATAGACATCTTCTTTTAATAGACCAACCTTCACCAGCTCAGATCCCAACGCATCAATAGTTGCACGAACTTGCGCCACAATCGGCTGAGCACTGGTGGGTAGTTCGCTTAACTTCGCCTCTCCGGTTAATACTCTAAACACTGTGGACTGCACATCAGGACCAAGCTTCACTAATGCATTACCCATATCTACTGCCTGTTGCCGAGACAAACTCAGAGCAATGTTCTTGGCAGTATCAGCCATCTTCACACCGGCTGACTGACCATAGCGATAGATCAATGCCTTCTTGGTGAACTCTAGCGCCTTATCAGACAACAGTATCGCCTCACCGATCCACCCTGCCGGCTTGTTAGCTGCATGAGCTTCTAAGGTAGCGGTCTTAACAGCACCAAACCAGTTGCCCAACTTGGTAGTCATTTCGCTCAATGGCTTGCCAAGCTTATCAGCAGTCAGCAATGTCTTTTGCCAAGTGCCACCCGGCACTACAAAACTACCAATTTTAGATGGCAAGAACGGAATATCTGCCACCAACCCCGGCTTGGTTAAGACCTTGAAAATATCATTCCCCAATTCACCTGTCTTCGGATCAATATGTGGAGCGACAAACTTCTCTACGAACTTTTTGCGTGCAATCTCTCCTGCTTCTAAGGTTGATACACCAGTCTTTTTAACATCTCTCACAATTTCTTCTAATTCAAATGCACCCTTCTTGGTGAACACTAAGTTGTCTAACTTAGCCATGTTCGCCAACCCTTTTTCAACATCTAAAAACTTATCTGCTTTAACAAATGCTTTAGTGACATCCGCCAAACGATCAATCTTGCTACCGATACTTGATGCTAATCCCACCCAACCACCGGGACCGCCTGCCAACTCAGCATAAGTGGTAGGATCTAATGCGATATCTAGCCCCAAACCTAGCAATGAAGCAGCGTAATTGTTCATCCCATGTTCAGACAAAACATCTGAATATGTAGTCTTCTTCTTACCAGTAATACCATCATAAATAGAGGTGACAGGGTTAAACCCACCACCATTGAATAGATCCATTGCGGTGTTAGCAGAGGCATAGTTTACTCGGCTAAGGATATCTCCTAACCATGAGAATACCCGACCAGTTGCCTTAGCCGGACCGCTACTCATAGCTTTATTCCATGCAGTCCGTTGTGCTAATACCTTCTTAGGATCTTCAGTCCCCTGACCATAGGGATCATAGAAGCTGTGAGCTGACAAAACAGAAAATCTATCATCAATTTCCTGACGATAGAGTTTGTCGTAAGCCTGAGCATAATCACCGGCAAGAGGCGTGCTTAACTTCCCCTCAATTACACCCGACCACTTTTCATCTTCTTGGTTTGGAACATACGCCATAGTTATTTACGAATCCATGTCATTGGATTGAAGAGGTTAAACTTCTTCGGCTCCGCTTTTTGCATGTTCGTTTGTGGCGCTGATCTCAGGTCTTGGGTTTTCGTCTTCTTGTCAGTCACCACTTCCATGCCAGCCCGACCTGCGTTGCCGGTTCCGATAATTTTATTCTTAATTGCTGGGACTGTGGTAGCCAAGTCTTGTTCAACTTGATTCAGTGGCAACACTGGACCTTGTTTACCAGAGAGAATGAAGCCAAGATTACTAACTAATGTCTTGTTCATGTCAGTGGCAGGAGTTGCCATCAATTCAGCAAAGTCATTCGGGTTCTTTACTTTAGTCATGTCCATCACCCGATTAACCTTTGAACTAACTTGGGCAGCATCAAAGTCATCAATTAGCGCTGAATCCTGTCCTTTGTTCAAGCCTAGCATCTTGCTAACATCATCAGGAATGTTTAGCCAAGTATTCGCCTTGGTCCGATAGAACATCCCACCATCTGGCTTGTTTGTATGGAACATATCACCCGGCTGAGCTCCATTGATACCCTTACCCCGAAGTTTAGCTGGATCAAAGCCATCCACAGCTTCTGGGTTCAAAGCGCTAAACTTAAAGATTCTGTTCCCATTGATATCTTGACCGGGATTCTGCTTAAAGATTACTCCACCAAAGTTGATTGGTGTCCCATCATTTCTACCATTCACATATACATTACCGCCATTGATATTAAATTGGTCAGTTTCACCAACCCGACCATAGCTAGAATTAGCCCAAGCCGGGGGAGCGCCAGTTGGGACAACATCCATTTCCAAAACCTTACTATCAGCTCCCATCTTGTAATAAAGATCAAACCCACCGGGCTGAGACGGATCATTGTAAGAATCCAGCATGTCCTGATAGGTGTCACGCTCATCCTGCATTTTGTTGATAGCATCAATCATGTCAGTGCGCTTGGAGTATGAATCACCCCTAGCTTCCATCAACTGATACTGCGTTGTGGCGTTGTTAATTTGTTGATTCAAATAAGCGGTAGTGCCTTCAAGATAAGCACCCGGATCTTGGATACCAACCTTCTGAGCGTAGGTCTTAGCATTCGCAATTTCTTTTTTGGCATCAATCCCACCGCTACCATAAGATTGCAATGTTTCAGCGCTATTTAGCCAACCAGCAACCGAAGTCTTGGCATTCCATGCTTGAGCTTCAGTTCCAGCGTATGGCAAAGCATCCATCACGCTTTGGGCAGCGCTGCGGTATGTTTCGGGAGAATCAGGAGACAGTTTGACCTGCAACTGAGCACGATCAAGCGCTCTATCCAACTCAGTGTAGGATGATCCGCCTGTTTTGAAACTTGGTAGTGATTTAATTACTCCGGATGGCATATTAAACTCCCTTTAATTTCTGCAACAACTGCGTGTTCTGTTGCGCTGACATTTTATAAGTACCGGCTGCACCAAGACCATACTGTTCAAATAACTTAGCCCTCTCCCCAGATGATGGCATCTTCCCACGATAATATCCATATAGGTTAGTAGCGTTCATATCATAATCACCAACTGGCTGGACTGGTGTTGGCGTAGTCACCCCAGCGTTAGTTTGGGTGGTCCCCTTGCTCGCCTGAAGTTGTCTGTATTCAGGAGAAGCCATTAAATCGGCTTCAAGTTGCTGGACTGTTTTTCCATTCCAACCAGAACCACCATAGGTCTTCAATCCAGAAGGATCTACATTCCGACCAAATACTCTCTGATAAGATTCGTTCAGTTGAGCTTCAGAGAAGCCGGGTTTATTCAAAGTTGCTAATGTTGGCTGGTCCATCAAAGTTTTAGTGGTCTCCGGGATACTCTTATCCAAAGCTTCAGTGCTACCGAGGTCAAATGGTCTGGTGTTCTGGAACACAATCTCAGTTGCCTTCTCCAAAGACAAGCCTTCGGAAGCCATAATTTGCTGGATAGATTGGGCTGCCGATTCTGCCTGAGCGAACTTCGCACCGCCTACCTTCGCTATCATTTGAGCTTTTTCATTCTGTAGGTTCATACCAGTGAGCTGCTCGGCTTGATTGATCTTAGTCAGCCAGTCAGTCCCAGCCTTAATCGTGTCATCAGCAGTATATTTGTCAGTCACATCATTTAAGTAAGCCCCAGCCGAATCAGTTTTGACTGTTTGAGCTGCCCGAGTGAGCGGAACCAAGTAATCTGACAACACAGGATCACTCATTAAGCTGTCCATGTCTCGGACATCATTCTGCAACAAAGAATCAGGAATTGAGTTGTTAATCTTGTTCCCAAGTGTGCGAATGTAGTTGGTGTTCTTGTCGGAGTAATAAGTTTTAACTTCAGTAGCAAACTCACCAGTGACATAATTCCCCAGCGTTGCTTTCCAGAAATCTTTTTGTGAATTATACCGAACACCATTGTAGGTAAATGGAATGGCATCATTCGCAGCGTTCACAAACTTATTTTTCAATAAGTTCAGTTTTTCAATTGGGTTCTTGCCATCCAACCCCAAGTTATCAATTTGATGCATGGTGTCTTCGGCATCCACAGTATTCAAAGTGTTTTGCAACAATTGCAATTTAATATCCAAAACGGACACACGCTCATTGTCCCCACCAAGCAACGCAGTCCTGCGCTCCTGCCGGACAGTCTCCATTGTGTTCTCAACCACGATTCTGGTCTTATCGTTCTGAGCCAGTGTGACTTTGTTATCTACGATATTATCGTAAGAAGTCTTGGCATCAATCTTGGCTTGGGATAGTTTCTCCTGAATCTCTTTTTGCATTGCCGGATCATCAGTAGCATTCAATGAGTTCTGCAAAAATGCGATATGGTCATCCCAACTAATCTTGGAAGTTTTCAAGTTGTTGTAAGAATCAAAGTAGGTCTTCCGATAAGCTTCCCACCGCTTCAATTCCTTAGCAGAAGAGATGTCTTTCTTTACCTGACCAATCATTTCTTTGTCCACAAATGGAGCGGTATCCATTTCCTTCGCCCACTGTTCCATGAACTTAATTTGCTCATCATAACCAACACCCTCTGTCTGAGTAAGTTCCGCCAATTGGTTCTGTTTAGACACCCATTGATTTCTCACCACATTCCGAACAGCCGAAATAGATCGCTCTACTGCGGATCCTAATGGGGTTGATGATTTTGCTCTAAATCTAATTGCCATAGTTATTCAGTGGGAGTTGCTATTTGACCAGTTGGACCACCACCCGGAGTTTCAGTCCCCGAGTTCTGGAAAGCTTCTAAGTTAGGACCACCCATCTCACCCGGAGTTCCCGGAGTAGCGCCAGACATATCTGGTTGCGGTTGTGGTGGTTGGATTCTCGTCATCTGCATCTGAGGTTGTTTGGAGATTTCAGGAATCAACACTGGATCGCTCAAATCTTTTTCTACCAACTTGGCTTCAGCCAGAGGATCAGGAATGCCCAAGTTCTTACGAGTGGTGTGCAAAGATTGGACCTTGAAGAGTTGCTTGTTAAGTTCGTCAGTTGGGTTGCGAAGAATGGTTGCTGGGATGAACGCATCAAATCTAAAGTTGCCAGCAAAAATCGGCTTAGCGCCTGTGACAAACTTAGAGTATAGCCGAGCAATGTTTTCATCTAATTGTTCAAACGCTCTCTTAAATCTTGGGATCTTGTCAGCCACTGTGATATTCACACCAGTCATCAAAGTGCTAAGAGCCCGACCAGTAGAGCGTGTCATTGATGCACCGCCCTGACCACCAAAGAAAATGTCAGAGAGAGCACCAATGGATTTCAAATCTACCAATTTATTATGTGTCCATGCATCAGCACCCAATGGATTGCCAGTGGGTGGGAAGGCATTGATGGTGGCTTCGTCACTACCTAAATCATAAATATCTAAAGAGGCATCATTGGGAATGGACTGCAAACTATCAGGCAAACTCTTACCCCAATACTTCTGCCGAATTGCACCACGCATCACCTTCTCTAACCGATCTTCCCATTCGTTGTAAGCCCTTTGTGGATCAAACAAGTTTTCAATATCGGAAATACCATTCGGACTACCGGGATTCGGATAGTTGTTAATGTAGCCACCGGGAACAAAACCATAGTTATGTTCTTTCCATTCAACTAACTCCCGGTTAATAAATACTCCCCAATTATTTTCGTCATAATAATACTCAATCGTTCCCATTGGTAAGCCGGGAGTAGTAGCGATTTTTTTCTTCCGATAAATTGAATTACCTGTCACTGCTTCCACCACACCAACCGCAGATACCGGATCCTTAATTTGGGTGATGGTAATGTTCCTAGCCTTGAGCTGTTTACCAAACTGTCTTTCAATTTCTTTGATGTAAACATTCTTGCGCAAAATAAATCCCACCATTTCACGATACGAATCATCTTTCCAAATCGGCATGAAGTCTTCCGGCTTATCTACTGAAAAATAAAAAATCTGTTTCTCATCCGGATCCCAGAACGGACCAGCGATCACACAGTCCCCTTGCGAAGAAGCAACGATACTAAGTTGTTTGAAGAAATTAACAAAATCATTGTTCACATGAACCAACTCAATCAACCTCTGGCGCTCAGCAGCAAGAATCTGTTGAACTGGATCAGAGATATCATCAACAATAGCGGTATGTTCTACCGCTTCATTGGTCAATAGCGCAGTCATTGACCGCACATTGTGGAACAAATAGTTATAGATCCGAGTTCTCTCTTCGCCTTCTAGCCATTGCTCGCCCCTAAACATCTTCCGGGAGTTTTCATACCCAGCAAGAACACCATCACCATTTAGGCGGTTGGCAGCATCTGCTTCAAGTTGAGGTCGGATTTCTTTAACATAATTTACGAGATCATCTTCCTTTGCGAAGCGCATTTGTTCGTGATTTTATTTGCTGTCCCTTCCAATTTAAGGATATCACCTTAGCCTTGATGGTAGAAGTTTTTGGAATTAAATCGTAAGCCATCATAATCCAAGTCATAACTATATCTTGTTCCAATTTTTCATCATTGAGTTGATAGTGCATCAATTGGATTTCAATCTCTTCATCAAAATAAGAACGAATCATTCCCCAATTTTCGGGACTGTTTGCCCGATTGTAAGACATCATTTTCAGCAATTCAGCGAAGGCTTTTTGCTTCCGTTCCTTCCCCCCAATCCCACTGGTATCAAATGACTTAGGGTGAAGGTGGTTCATCATCTTCTTGAACATCTGACCACCCATGCTCTGGGTGTCCATCCGGATTTCTGCCTTGTTGTAGAGGTTGTAGTAGTATTCAGCCCGAGCCAGTAGCTCATAGGGATCACCACCTGTCACCTTCACTCGCATAACATGCTCTACCCTGAACTCATCTATCCGAGTGATGTCAAAGATAGAGAAAACAGTCGGATCCCCACCATCCGCCACCCCCCAATCTATATACATCCGGTAAATGTGGTCAGCGATTGGCTGTTTGGGCATCCGGCTATCTAACCAGAGGTTATCAATCAAATCACCCGGGATGCCTGCCTCACCACCACGAATAAAGTCACCAGAGATGGCTTGTCTGCCCATTTCCCCCTTCTCCATGTAGCCCTCAACCAGCGCATCTCTCCGATCTTGCTCAATGAACTCATTATTCGTGAAAGATCCCTGCAAAAGATGCCATCCGGCTTCATGTCTCTGCGCTTGCTTCACTAATTTGTGGTAATACGCCTGCGATTTGGCTTTAACATCAGGCGTGCCAACTAAATCCAAGCGCTGTCCATAAGAAATCAACCGAGATTCAATGCGAGTATCCATATCGGATTGAAGATTCCCAGACAACAAGCACTCATCATAAGAAATAAAGCCAAACTGCTCACCCTGAATGTTAGCAGCGCCCTCTTCGTGAGTTGAAACCGACCACATCTTGCAGTTATTCGCCAGTGTGATCTCTCCCAGCGCCTCATTCTTGGACATGTAGAAATCTTCAATCAAACACCGATTGGATTTCCGGGTGTATGTCCCATCATTCAACTGTTCCAACCATGTGAACTCGGAATGTAGGATCAAATAAATATATTCAAACGCTTTCTTCGCTTGTTTGCTAATCGGACTAAGGTTCAAAGTCTTGTAAGGCGTGTTTGATACCACATCATCCGGTCCATTGATCCCGAACTTGTAGTAGAGATACCAGAGATGCTTCAATGCCAACCAAACAGTCTTCCCAGCTTGGTTGCCAGTTGGGTAGATGAACTTATGGTAAGGGAACTTGCCACGATCAGCGACACGCTCCACCTCCCACCACGCTCTTTGGTTTTCATTGAGTTTAACGCCCAGCAACTTATCACAGAAAAACAGGAAGTCACTCCTACCCCTCTGCTGCCACTCTATCGTCTGAAGAAACTCCTTCCGCCTCTGTGGGCTCAGTTCCTTCAGCACCGGGATCGCTTCCTCCAATGTCTTGCTCTGATTCATATTCAGCCATCTTTACGATTTCGGATTGGTCTATAACACCAAACCGGGAACGATTAAGTAATTTCTGCATCATCTCATCAGCCCGATTGTCTCGCTCCAACTTGTGAGCCAGCATCCCTTGCGATAGCTTCAATCGGGACAGGCGGAAGAACCAATCCATCACCTGCTTGGTATCAATTCTTCCACTCTTTTTCGCATCCTCCCACTCCTGCCTCATCCCAGCATTGGCAGCCACCACCACTAATTGATCTAATTCTTTAAGAAGAACACCCATCTCCAACCCCTGCCCAGCAATCTCAGCCGGTAGGGTATTCATGATCCGGTTCACCTCACCCTGCAAGTTGGTCTCCCACTTGGCATACCAGTCACGAAACATCTTCTCCGTAATCTTCAGGTGAGGGTAGCGCTTGAAGAACTCCTTGTATTGGGTAGTCACTGGCACACCCCGGTGTTTGGTCACATAGCCAATCAAGTCCTGAAAGACCTTTGGATCCAGCTTCTCTATCTGCGATTTCCTATTCCTTTTGTCGGTCAGCAAAGCTCTTCTCCAATCCTTCAATGATATTCATGGCATCTAACTTGGCATCAATCTCAAGTGGTTCAAAAACATCAGCCAACTTCTTCAACCTCACCTTCTGATTCAACTGATACCTTCTAAAAGGGTTAGCTCCGGGAGGCACACCAAACACAGCGACACTGCATGTCCCATTCACATCAGCATCACACTTCACACAATGGGCATGGAAGTCAAAGATATCCCCCTCTCTCTTCAGGTGATTACAGTATTCCACTTTGGCATGGCAACAAGGACTGATCACAGCCTTCTCAATTGCCTCCTTCACCAATTGTTCTTCTTTGTTTTCCATCTCAATTTAATCATAACCCTATTTTGCTTCTACTCCCAAGAATTACCTGTAAGCCCCTATTTAATTTTACAAAATAGGGGGGATGACTATCTTAAACAATACGGATTGACTGTCACACTCCCCATTGGTGGAATTGACTTTCAATCTACACGACACAAGCTTTGTTATATGCTGATGGACATCCCTGACTACATTGCTGGATGCTTGTTGGTGTATCCTTCCCCTTCTCTCCTACTCTATGCATACAAAGACATAAGCCATCATCATTTCTTTTACACGAACACAGCGCCCACCATAACCATGACCACAACACGACCATGCTATGACAACACCATGACAACTGACTTGCTGTCCTATGACTGCTGGTGCTGTCCGGCTGTCCTTGCTGTCCACTAACAGTAAGAGCCATGACCTCATCTTTTACACAGCAACACCGCCACAGGGCAGTGGGGACAAACGAAGCGGACAGCCACAGCCAGAGCGTGTTTTGGCTGGGGTATTGACAGCACAATTATCAGGGGTGTATCATAATAGTGTTATAGCATTTATAGGGATCTACGACATGAAGGACAAGCTTGAGAGTATTGGCAAGGTGGGGCGCATTCATCTGGGCGGATTGATCGTTGAAGTTCGGGTGATTGACTACAAATCAGCATGGGGGCGTGACAGGTGGTTGGTTGAGCCAACATCCGGATCGGGGCAAGTATGGATTGAAAGCATATCGTTTAACTTGGAAGGGTAAGACATGTTTGGACAAATCATCCACTGGATCATGTTGGGGTTGTGCATGTTGAGCGCACTCCTTGCATATCGTGAATATCTTGAGGCAACGGATGCAGACAGCAGGGGAAGACACTTGATCATGCTGGGCGCATTCGTGTTCGGGGTGTTTGTATTATCAGCCACTATATAAGCCACTAACAGTAAACAAGGGAAGGACAAAACTATGGAACAATACGACTTTGAGAAGGTGGTTCGGGTTGGGACAATCCCACAATACATGAGACCAAAAACAAATCTGTTTGTGAAAATTGAATATAAAAACAAAAAACTGTCCATCAGTGGAGTGATCGGACCATTGAGAAGTGGCAACGCCACAGGTGGATGCGGACAGATTGATATGGAGTTTGCGCACAGAGACCAGAAGGACAACGATTTAAGATATAAGTTTGAGGATCTAATCCATCCATCACAGATTGACTATGCCAAAAGTTGGACTGATACCATGTGGCTGGATCTACTGGATGCATGGAAGAAGTGGCATCTGAATGACATGAATGCAGAATGCGAACACCAAAAAGCATTGGGCAAGAATTGGGAAAACTCACCGGGTGATGTTTGCCCAATCTGCAAGTGGAAGTTGGGGCATGGCTGGAAGAAGGAAACAGTGCCACCGGCAATCTTGCGGTTTCTAATTTCATTGCCGGACACAGACAGAAAACCGGCTTGGATCTAATCAATTGGTGGGCAAAGAATTATACATGGCTAGGTTTAGCGTAAATGGCGTGGCGCAGGAAACGCACTTCTTCACTAAGAAACTAACACCAAGACAAATGCTGAATGAAATCACCGGAGGCGGAAACTCTAATGTGATCACCGGCAAAGGGGATGATGTGATATACGATCTTGATGGAGAGTTAGTGATTGAGTTTGATAATGTCACAGTCGTAAAAAGTTTGGAGGATCTAGTAGCATGATCATCAAAATAATCAATTGGTTATTTGCCGGAGTGTTCGTGGTGGTATTGTTAAGTTGGTGCATGGAGACCTACCAACAGCTATCAGTTTTCTACCGGAGAATGCAAAATGAAAAGCGTATTACCAGAGCGAGAAATCAGAGTAAAATAAAATAGCGCTTGTTGCCCTATCTAAACGGAGTTATACTCAAGTTGGATAGGGCATTAAGCCAGATTCCACTAACAGTAAAATGGGTTGGGCAATTGAAAATATATTAGTAAGGCAGTGAGGTAAATTATGAAAATGGATGAAGGTTCGCTGGGAAACGAAACAGCAGATCGTGGTGACGGAGCGGGTTGGATCGCACTAACAAAAGGCGATAACAAAATCCGGATCGTCAGTGGTATATACATGGCATTCAAGCACCGGATGCAAATTGATGGGAAGTGGAAGCAGATCGTTTGCCCGAATGCAATGAATGATGAAAAGGATTGTCCGATTTGCAAACAGGCAGGTGAATGGGACTTGGATAATCCGGAGAGCAATCAGCCAAATCCATTTCGCTACTCCAAAGCGTTTATGGTCGCAGTCATTGATCGCAAAGATGGCGTGTTAAAAATCTTGGAGAAGGGCAAAGGCGTGTTCGGTCAGTTGCAAGGATTAATTAACAGCACTGACTATTGCCCGAATGGTAAAATCTCGGACTTGATGGAGTTTGATATCAACATCAAGCGTGATGGTGATGGGTTGGCAACTAAATACCAGATCCTTCCTTTGCCAAGACCAAAGGCACTCACTAAGGAAGAGCAAGACATGATTGCAAAAGACATGCCTGATTTTGAGCAACTCACCATGCCGAAAACTGCGGAGCAAATCCGCAAGATGTTGGGCACAAGTGATGACAGTCAAGCCACACCGGAAGCGATTACTGAAGCGCTGGGTGATGGCAATTAGTTATATTCACTAACAGTAAACCTATGCCGAAACTAGGATACAAACAGTCACCAGCGCACAGGCGGAAGCTGTCGCTGGCAGCCGGTGGGCATCCACCTCGCAAGTTAGGTAGAACAACCTTCCTGTCCCAGACCACTGTCCGGAAGAAGAGTGGTGCTAAGAAGGGACAAATCGCAGCGCACCCATTAGGTAAGGGGATCACAAGGCGCAAACCTACTCCCCAAAGTCAGGTCCGAGCTATATCAGCCAGAGCTCATGAGAAAGAGGAGAAGCGAGCTCGTAAATAATTCTGGGGGTGGGGATGGCAACAGCACAAAGAGAAATCAACCTGAACGAGAAATATACGGATCATGTCTATCTGAAGATGTGCCGGTCAAGATTTACCAACCAGTTGTTCCTATTCATCCAAAAACAATACCGAGCCAATCGGGGGTTCGGTGGCTGGATGCCGAAGGGAAGACTGACCAAGCCGGCACACTCAATAAGGATGGACTAAGTTATGTCTAAATTGACATAGCGAGCAGTGCACTTTTATAATTACAGTGTAATAATCATAATCATTATCAAGTATGAGTAAGAAAATGCGAAAGGATTTTCCGCTCAAGGTATTAGAGCTGGAAGAAGTATCGGCAACGCTCCTCAAGGTGCGTATTAAACCATATTTCGGAGAGCCCACCTTCAGCAAAATGCTAGACGAAATTAAACCCTATGCCATTGGTTCTAGTGATGGCTGGTGGTTTATTAAAAAGTCAGAAGACACACAAGGCGATATTGTCAGCCGGATTGACTTTAGCATTTACAAATATGTGCTTGATGATGCCCAGCGAGAGATCGCTGACATTGTAATGAAGGGAGGAAAGTAATGGCTAAAATGCGCTACATCAACACTAGGTTTTGGGATGACAGTTATATCAGAAACCTAAAACCGGAAGCCAAACTCATCTTCCTTTACCTAATTACTAATGCACTGACCGAACTATGCGGAGCATACGAAATAGGATTAGACCGGATCGCTTTTGACACCGGCATTAACCCAAAGACAATCTCTAGCAGTCTGTCACAGTTTGAGAGAGCAGGTAAAATGCTCTACCGAGATGGATGGATCTACATTAAAAACTTTGCCAAACACCAACACAGCAATCCAAGCATCCAAGCCGGTATTAAGAGCAGTTTTGATGCACTACCAGAGAATATCCGCACCCAGATTACAGAATGGACAGACTGTGGACAGACTGTGGACAGACTGGAGCAGGATGTCACATACAGAGAAGACTTAATACAGAGAAGATCTAATAGAGAGAGTGATATAGATGCTACGCAACTAACACCTAAACAACAAAACAAAAAGTTCTTTGAAGACCAAGCTTTACAAGAAGAGTTAGTCCAATGGTTAGTGGCTAAAGGAACACCAGAAACTATAGTCCGGTCAGAAATGACACGCTTTATAAGCCATTGGACCGAACTAACACCTGATGGCAAGAAACAGTTATGGGAAACTAAGCCAACCTTTGAAGTCAAACTCCGGTTAGGAACTTGGTTCAGTAATATGGGTAAGTTTGGTTCATATAAACCTAAAGAGAAGAAAGGAATAATCATATCATGAGCAGTGATTTGGCAGTCGTTAAGTGCATGGTTCAGATGCGCAGTGGTGCGGACATTGAGATCACCGAAGAGGAAGCCAACATCCTTAGAGGCATTCTTAGAGAGACCACCGAGCATAAGTTTATCCAGATGGGCAAGGTGACGATCAACACAGCAGATGTGGTGACTGTCCTGACACCGGAGGAGGCAACTAAGGCGGAGATGAAGAGGCGTGGGATGTGGATGTGCAAGTTGGGAAACTACCATGAGCGCAAGGAGGCTTGTCATTGTGGGCAAGGCATGAAGAAGGACACTGGTAGTTCAATCAAGGAGGCACAGCCAATGCCTAAAAACCTAGAGGCAAAGGCGCATGACTACTACCTGAGCCTCAACGAGCATGATCGGAGGGCAGTGGACTTTGGCGCTATGCATGTTGGCTTTGCGCATGGGTATTTCTACTGTTCAGTGTTAGTGGATCATAGCGGTAGCCGGTGTTCCAAGATGGAGGAGTTCACCAAGATCTGGAACGAAGAACAAGAGAAGAAACTTATAGCAGATAACAACATGGAAAGGATCATCAATCATGGACACAATGATGAAGGAGGGAATTAGTGACCACATCCTGACAACAAGCAGAATGCTCGCACATTTCTGCCATGTGCCAGAGCGTAAGCGGAGACAAGTGGCAAAGTATGTTGAGGTGTATAGCGACTGCGACTTAATGAGTGATTATTTCTCCGTTAGGTTAGGCAGTGTGACTGTGATAGTCATAGACAATCGCCATCCAAATCACACTCGTATTAAATCAATTGAGTTTAGTAGTAATACCAAGTTTCCGGCAGATCAATTTGACCTTTGGCGGTGGGCAAAAGACCTGCGTGAAATTGCAGAAGATAGACCGAATCTTACTGTCTGGGTAGGTGAACAACAAAATCAAAAACCATATAAATTAGTGGAAGTAAAATAACATGGCACAAGAAATTAACTTTGTAGATATCTGGAACGAAGCAATGGTCGGCAAGGAACGACCAATCGTGGAGCGCAATTATATTTACGCTTCCGAGTTAGGACAGGACTTTAGTAAGCGTTGGTGTTCAATGAAGGGACTGACACCAACCAATCCATTTGATGCCCGCACCAAGCGGAAGTTCATGGCTGGTGAGATCTTTGAAGACATCATTGTGGATGTGTTCGTTAAAGCTGGCATCTTTGAGAAGTCACAAGAAGATGCGAAGGTTGAGTTTTTCCCAGCCGGTGAAACATATCTTGGAGTGCATGGCAGACCGGATGCTATGACCTTAGAGGTCAAGGATTGGGATGCACTGATCAAGCATGCAGAGACCAGCGAAGACATTGAAGATGGGTTGCGTGAGACAACTCTCAACCTACTGAAATACTTGAAGAAAAGTTTTCCGGAAGGAATGCCAAAGGCAATCTTTGAGATCAAGACAGTTCACTCCGATACCTTCTGGAAATATCTGGATCAACTCAAGCGTGGGTATCACCACCACCGGATGCAGTTAGGCGCTTATCTCAAACACTTTGGTATTGATCGTGGCTACATCATCTATGTTTCAAAAGATGACCTAGCCATTGAGCAAGCCACTGTTTTGCTAAGCGAAATCAACCAAGACATTGTGGATGATGTGATTACTATGAGTGGACTTCTGGTTAAGGATGTAATGCCACCAGCGCCACCACTCATCAAGTGGGATGATGTGAAGCAAAAATACGCTGAGAATTGGGACATCACACGCTCAACCTATCGTGACTACCAGCTCAACACTACGCTTGAGCAGGGTGAGGCAGCATGCAAGTTTGCTGAGTTGGCTACTCGCAGGTTGAATGATGCGTTGAAGGAGACAGCTTTGTTGCCCAGAGAAGAAGTTGAACAGATCGTTTATAAGCGGTCCCGGTATCCCATCCCGACCAATAAAGATGGGGAGCAAGTGAGGATTGTATGATGTTCAAATTATTCGGTTGGCTAGACAGACATGTGGGTGTCATTGCGCTGTGCTTGGTGGCGTTCTTGCTGGGTGCGGTGGTCCAAGCGGTATCTGCTCCCACTCAGCCATCAGAATGCGCTGACGAGGCTCCTGTGAAGCCACAGAACACTACACAAGATGTAGTGGTTGAGAAGGCAAGTGAACCACAATATGTGGGGTTAGCCAGTTGGTATGCAAAAGGGTTGCCCGAACCATATACCAAACCAACTGCAGCCAGCCGGGACTTGCCACGCTACTCAATGGCTAGGGTAATCAACACTGAGAATGGCAAGTCGGTAGATGTTTATATCAACGACTACGGACCAAATGCCGAGATTCATCCGGAGCGAATCATTGACCTATCTTCGTATGCATTCCAACAAATCGCTCCGCTTGAAAGAGGCACAGTCACAGTCAAAGTAATCCCACTTTAATATGGCAACCAAGAAGAAAACTAAGAAGGAAAAGACACCGAAGGAAGTGATTGTTGAAGCCGGTGCGCCACCGCAACTTGATCCATTGATTTGCCCCTATTGTGAGAATGATTTGGTTGGCATTGAATACCGAACAATGGGACCGATCATGATGGTCTCTTGCGGTGAATGTAAGAAGGTCGTTGGCACACTTAACCGCCCCACTGCGGAAGAGATGAAGGAGTTGCAGTCATGATCAAAATCGCAGTACGCAGTATCTGGAATGGTCAGTGTGGTATTAGAGAAAAATACCTAGCGGAAGCTGACGAAAAGCATGAAGGGTTTGTGTTGAAGTATGGCAAAGACATCATGGTGATTGGCTACCCGGATGTGCACAAACTAATCGTTGGCATCTCAAAAGAAAGTTTCCAAGATAGATACTCAAGCGAATGGCATCACTTGGTTTACTATCAGTGGAAGCCAGACAAGGACAAGCAAATTAAATTAATTTAGAAAGGAGCTTAAATGACACCAGAAGAACCAAAAGATTGGGCTGAAGACATAGAGTTTGATACCTACGATGGTCTTATTCCAGCACAACACTATAGAGTATTAAAGGAGGTTTTAAATGGTTCAACTTCGGCTGGTAGTAAGTATGATTTACGCAGAATATACGGTTGGATTATCAAGCTACTCTCCCTCGCCCGTCAGGAAGGGAGGGAAGAAGCATTTGGTTTAAGCCGTGCCATCTGTGAAAAGAGTTTTAGCGTTGAGTCATCGGTGGGCAGACTTGACGGATTGGTGGAACATCTACAAAATCCAGACCACCACTCAAGGCTTTGCCCAATATGCGGAGATATTAAATTGGACAATGTTTTACAGTTGCTCTCCCCCCAAGCACCTAACAAGGAGGAATTATGAAATTAGAAGAACAAGTTTGTAGTTTAGAGTTAGCCCAAAAGCTGAAAGAGCTGGGGGTGAAGCAAGACGCTTATTGGCTATGGACTACCAATACGGGTAGAGCCGAACTAACGGACGATGCAAGCGGGTTTGAATCGGAACAGTTCTCCGCCTTTACTGTCGCTGAACTTGGGGAGATGTTGCTGAACCACGATGCGAGAGATGTAGAGATTACTTTATATGGATATAATCGTGGGTATATCAGATATGAGGAGGGTGATGCGGAATACCAGTTTTCAAGCACCCCAAACCAAGACTATACATCGTTCGCTGACGCTATGGCAAAAATGCTCGTCTACCTAATTGAAAACAAACTAATCAAGTTAGCACCTAAGCAAGAGGAGGGGAAATAATGAAAACATCGCTACGAGATAAATTAGGTAGATTCCGCACCAACATACTCACCGCTTATGAAGCTGGAAAAGATGCCGTGTTGCGAGGAGCAGATTTAGTGAATTGTAACTTCTGTTGGTTTTTATCGGTTTATTCCAAAGATGAATGGGAGAGGGGTCAAGCTGATGGTAAAAAGATTTTAGAGGAGGGGGAATAATGAAAACTATTAGTTGGGAATTGTTTAAGGAGCGTAATCCGCAATTCGCACGGATGGACTGGATTGAGTTTTGTGATAGGTATGGATACTTGGTTGCGGATAAAGAATTGCGATTAGTCAGAGAAGATTATTTACCAAATCAGGAGGGCGAGAATGAGTAGAGAAGTGTATCAGCAATTTATTGGTAAAGTGGCTCGGCATCTTCATAGTCATCCTTTTGGTGGCTGGAACTTGTATCCGAAGGAAACTGCTACGGCTATAAAACAACAAGCACTTATTAAGCGTGGTGCGATGACCGAAAGCGATGAACCACTAAATCCTATGGGAGATTTGGCAACCGTATTTTTAGACCATAACCAATTAGAGGAATGAAAAAACACATCCACGAATCAAATCTAATTGAGTGGATAGACGACACCAAAGAGGACGAGCAATCGCTGGTGGCTTGGAAGTGGTTGAAAAAGCAGGAAAAGTTAAGCCACTCGGTTGTCTGCCACCTCCACAAACTCATCACCTTGAATCAGCTTGTAGGATATTTCAAGGGCTACTACCGAGATATTAGCCAGAGCAATGTGCAGGTAGGTGGTCGGGTTGCACCCCACTATTCAGAGCTTGGTTCGCTAATGTTTAACTGGATAGAAGATATTGCAGATCATACTCCAATAGAAAATCATATTGCCTTTGAGCATATTCACCCATTCGTGGATGGGAACGGAAGAACTGGCAGGATGTTGATGTGGTGGCAGGAGCTAAAAAACGGGCAAGAACCAACCCTATTCTTAAACAGCGAGAAGCAAGAATACTATAAATTATTTAGGAGTAAATAATGAAAGCTAAAATTATCGCTAACCGACAAAGCAAACAATGGAACAAGTATCTTGGGAGGGTGTTTAGAATTGTCGGAGAAACCGCCCAAAATGTTCAATTACTAATCAACGGTCAGGTGTCATATTGGAATAAATCAGAGGTGGAGTTAAGGAGTAAACAATGAATAGAGATAACCAACCAAAACTACCAGAAGAAGTGGAGAAGCGGTTTGATGAGGAGTTTTTCCCAAGAGGGAATAAACATTGCGGTTTTGAAGAATGTGAATATCCTGCTCAAGATAGGTGTTTCCACGCTACCGAAGATGACACCAAATCATTCATAGCCAGTCTACTCTCTCAGGCAGAGGAGAGGGGGAAAATAGCAGAAAGGGCAAACACACTGTTGGTTTCAGTGCCCTACCTACGAAAATTAAAACTGACGGAAAAGCAAATACAAGACTGGCTGTTGTTGCTCTCCCCCGATAAGTTAGCGAATAGTAACAAACTCTGTAAATGTGGCGGAATATTGAAACATCGTGTAGATAAGATACTGGGTGGTGAAAACTGGTATTGCTCTGATTGCGGGACGGAAGAAAGTAAGTCAGCGAAACCATTATCACCAGTTATCACCCCAGAAGAGGTTTCCCACTTTAGAAGTAATGACCCTAATTATGACCCAGATGCTGGTGACAGATAAATTAGCACCTAAGCAAGAGGAGGGGAAATAATGAATACCTGCCAGATATGTAAAAAGCAGTTTGATGACAGCGAAACCTACGAATATCGTGGCTTCCTGTTTTGCGAAGAACATTTTGACGAGGGGATAAAGCGAGTAGATGAGAAGCGGTCATTTGTAATGGAGGTTACTGAAAAATCGGTGAGTATCCCGTGATGACAAGTAATTTCAACTATCCTGCTACTATGGTAGACTTAACAGTTATGGAAATACCATCAAAAGTTATTGAATTACTTCAACCACTCGCACGAGCTGGAATACCCACCTATATCCTGTTCGACGGGATAAACCCAGTAGCATGGATCAGACTGGAGAATCAATTGTCTGCCGTGCCATCGGGTGAAGAGGTTGATGTTATCCTTCTGTCTGGAGGAGGGTACGCTAATGAATCTTATAAAATGATTCGTTCCTTTAGGCAAAAGTTTACAAATGTAAATGTGATAGTACCTTTCTGGGCAAAAAGTGCCGCTACTTTATTTGCATTTGGTGCCACCAAGATAGTTCTCCATAGACGGGGAGAGCTGGGTCCGATTGATGCTCAAATTAAAAAGGATAACGAAAAAACCATAGAGGGCGAAACAGCGTCTGCCCTTGTCGCTCAGTCCAGCCTTGCACAGATTGAGAAGCGTTCAAGAGAGGGTGTTGTAGAGATGTATACACAGTTGCGGAGCAAGGAGGGACCAGCCGAGATAGTGAAAATTGGGAGAAGGCAACTTGCGGATATGCTATTTGACTATTCGGCTAAGTTCTATGCTCCACTAATTGAAAAAATTGACCCAACAGAAATGGGCCATATGGCAAGGACACTTGATATTGGAACCATGTATGCTCGTCGCATTTTGCGTCAGTACACCAATACCCCAGAAGCGGCGATCGAAAAGTTATTATACTTTTTGGTCTATGAGTGTCCCGACCATAGCTATGTCGTTGACTATGATGCTTTGTCTGTGTTTTTGCCCTTTGTTATTAAATCTGATCAAGCCCCTTTTGACCAAACTTATGACGAAGCACTTAACCAACTGTCGTTATATGCCCTAGAAAATGACTGGCCGACTATCAATTCATTTCTAGATAAATTAACCCAACCGAATAATACTGATACAATTACTAATGATGAAAACAATGACCAAGACAATCAACCGACCCCTGAAGATGGAGGACATGGTGGCCAACCCGACGAGAACGGCAATCAGGAGGGTCTTGAACCTACCCAGCAGTGATGTACTAAAGATTGTGCGAATTGCACCATCGAATAGACAATCTCTAAGTTATGAAAGACCCAAGAACAGCTTTCTTTCAGCTACTGAATAAAGCGGTTACACCCTCGCTAGAAGCAGATCAAAAATCGCATAAGGCGACTTCCTCAAGGAATAGCGGAAAGCAAACTCGTCAGCGTAAAGCTGGAGGTGTTTTGCCGAAACATGGTGATAAGTCCCGTTGATGCTCCGCTTTAACTGCGACCAGAACCCCTCAATCGTATTGGTATGGGTGAGTTCAACTACAAAATGTTCTTGGTGATTTACCGAGCTGTGGGAATACCCACGCCGAGTTAGCGTATCGTAAGCTCTGTAAGAATCGCTATAGATCGTACTCTTAGGCTCGATGTTCTTTTCAATCTGCGGAATTATCAAGCGAGAGCCGTTGCTAATGAGGTGCTTAGTTTTTACTCTCCCACCACGCTCAACCATACCGAACAAAACCTCTTTGTCTTTGATGGTTACATTTTTCTTCCGCATATTGTTTATGGCTTTACCTCCAATATAGGTCTCGTCTACCTCAACCTCTCCGGTAAGTGGCTCTCCGTCATCAGACATCAGTTTGCGGATTTGCCTAGCCATACGCCAAGCTGTCTTATAGGTAACGCCGAGCTGTCTCTGAAGCTCCTTAGCGGCTACGCCATTCTTGGCTTGGGAGAATAGGAAGATAGAGTAAAACCAGAGCGTTAGAGGGGTGCTGGACTTCTCAAAGATAGTTCCAGCTAAGGGGTGTATCTGCTCTCCAGCAGGGTTAGCCCAACACTTCCGACCCTTTACCCGATAGCACTGGGTAGCCTCTGGAAACCGCTTCTTAAAGACATACTCTAGGCAGACATCTTCCGTTGAGAAGTCTGCTTGGAACTGACGAATAGTGTATTTCATGCCCATATCGTCTCACCTCCTATACTTGTTGTCAAGGGATAATCACCTAATAGTCAGCTTGACTAAAACTGGTTTTTGTGGTATA